GATCAATATACCCAGCACGGCCATTTGTGATTTCATTATCCATGATACCAGTCAGAGACACACCAAGCAGACGCTCTTCTTCACAGTTCTTCTTCCAGTCACTTGAAAGATAACGGAAGTTGGTAAGAGTTGACTGGAATGTACCAAGAATGGTAGCAAGACGAACCTTACGAGCAAGAGTATCTGGAGTATCTTCGGAACGAATCACGACTTCAGATAGATTGCAGAACTCACGATCACGCAAAATAATTTCTGAGCAAGGATTGGTTCCGAAGTCATAGTTTGGATTACGACGGTCACCAAGACGCTTGATTTGATTCTTTGCAGCCTGACGGTTGAAGATACCACGCTCACCGCTCTTGCTCTTGACAAGTGCAACCCATTCGTCCATGAAAGTTTCCATGTCTGGCTTGCTCTTGTATGAAGCAGAGTTGTTTGCTAGTGCGCGTTGACCATTGTTCTCCCACCAAGCACCGCTCTTTGCATTACGCATGCGGTCATCGTCAAGTGACGATAGAGAGATGAGAGCAGAACGACGAACGCCACCAACAACTACGATTTCAGCAATTTTGCATACGATATCGTGACATTCGACAGTCGTGAGCTTACGACCCGCTGCTTTACGGAAGGTTTCAACGGTAAAGCGGAAAAGGTCTTCCAGAGGTTCAGGTCCTGATGCGCGTCCACCGAATGTTTTAAGTCTCGCTCCCGCAGGACGAATTTTCGAAATGTCCCATCGCGGTATCTGACCACCAATAAGTAGCGAGAAGAGTTCTTTGTAAGCCTTGGCCCAGCCAATCTTAGAGTCCTCCACAACAATGAGAGAATCACTGTCGGTAAATTCTTCAGCAATAGTAGGAAGTTTTTCAACGAAATCCCTTTCGACGGAGAATCCAACACCTGTACCGCACATTAAGATGTATAGAATCTCATCAAACGAGCGAACCTTGCTCGTAGAAACATAAGAGCAGTTATACCCTGCTACATGGTCGCGCTCCAATGCCTCGCCTGCGGTCATGAGGCAGCGCATAGACGGCATCACTTCCAAGTTCAGAACAGCTGATTCAAGCTCCTTGCGTAGATCCTTGGGCAACTTGTAGTTGCAGCTTTCCTTGAGGTGCTTTTCAAAGAAGTCAAAGTAGCGAGTAACGGTTTCGTTCCATAATTCTCGTCTTTGTTCTACTTCGATCCACTTAGAATAACGACTAATTGCAATGAAATTTTGATAAGCTGAAGGTAGTGACATATTTTGAAAATCCTTAAAGTTGTGGCATTCTAGCCGTGTTGGGTATTTAGTCAATATTTACTTGATATTTTTGTTATAGTTCTCAGTAATTATTTGACATATTTCAATGAATTTTTCGTTAGATAAATCCCATTTCATGGAATTTACATCTTTATGAACCCATTGTATATTTGTTGATGTGTAACCATCTTTACTATTAATTCTATCTAACGAAGCAGTTCCCTTTTTTCCACTAGTTTCAAAGTTTAAAGGAAATTTTGTATAAACACATAATCCGTTTTGGCTCTGAAAAACTTTATCTAAATCTTCTCTAGTAACAGAAAATGGTATTTTTCTTTTCTCGGCACATTTTTTAATTTTATTAAAATACATTCCAGTTACATGTATTGAATCACCTTTCCAAAGATGACTTTTTTCAAATCTGTGCCTGTCTCCGTAACAATCGTTACAGCCATGAACATTTCCATAAACTAAATGCCATTTACTAATTTCTTTCTCCGAACCACAATCACACTTAACTTTCCAGTATCTTATACTTGATTTTTGGCTTTTAAACTTAATTAGTTTTCCTTCACCAATAATTGTATACGATCCTACTTTTTGATTAAGCCAATTTTTACCTTTATATATTAATTCCATATATAACATCCTTTTATAATTTATGTATAAAAGAGTGTTATTTACTTCGTAAGTTCTGCCCAGCAGACTGGGAAATAGGGCTGAATTAGGCTACCAATAGCGTAGGCATATTCCCTACACTCCCATTGGGCATGGGGGTCGATTCTTTGCTTAAAAACACGGGCATAAGCGGCCAAGGAACCAGTCCAGTACCATTCGGTGTATGTACCCTGGGGTAGGACAAAACGAGCCTGTTCCGGGGCAATTCCTGCCTCTAGGAGCCAGTTGTAGGTCTTTAGAGCATCGCTAGCCACCCCAAAGTACATGGCCTCAGCAGCCGCTACCGTGTCTTCGTTGGTAACAAAGTCTTCTGACCCCTGCTTGGCCCCATTTGTAGGCTTGGAACGCCATTTTGGAATGTAAATTTCTGGTTCTTCGGTTACATACCGACGAGAAATTTCGTTTTCAACGAATCCTACTTTCGATTTAAAAAGCTGGGTACGAATCGAAATAGGAGCCTTGATGTGAAGCATGATCTGGGGATGGGCAAAGGGGGTCCAATGCTTGTGCTTGGCCAGATACGAAATAAGCTTCTTGTCTTTGTCTGGTAGCGTCTTACCAGTAATAGATCCTGTCCAATGCTGTTCTCCGTCCCAGGATGATTCCTTGTGGAAAGAAACTCTGGCCGCATTTACAACCGTCAAATCAGAACCCATCACTTCGATGAGTCGAACGAAACCCTTATCAAGTACATTTACTTTTTCCATTTCATAAACCTCAGTTTTGCTTCAAGACCTGAATGCGTATTGGAGCGTATCATAGCCATCGGATCACCAAACGCAAGAACATAGTCGTTAATATCCTTGACCTTAACATCTGGCCAAATAAGAATCTTATGGCCCTTCTCAATAACCGTTTCCATGAAGCCACAAATCTGCTTGTTGCGCTTTTCATTGTCGAAGACATAGATCACCTCACTGTTCGCAATCTTTTCAGGAAGCTTCATGTCCCCGGCAGCACCAACCATCGCAAGAGCGTTAGGTAGGAAGATGCTGTCAATCGGTCCTTCTGTAATGTAGATTGGTTGTTCTGGATTTACTCTCCAGAGTCCATACCATAGTTTCTCCACAGAATTCTTCTTGAGAGTAATATAGCGGATTTTGGAATCTGCTTCAAGTGAGCGACCCTGGACTCCGATGAGTTGCTTCTCGTCATCGTAGAACGGAATGACCAGTCTTGGCTCTCGCTTGAGTTCATAGTCGCTGCTAAAGCCCTTGGCAACTTCGGAGAAATCTTCGGCGTAATAAAAGTAGCAGAACGATTCATCAGGGATCTTTCGCTTCTCAAGATATTTGACGATTGGATGTGCAAAATCAAGGTCACAAACATTGACGCAATTCTTAGGCACTTCGAATGTAGTGATCTTTTTAGTTGGGACAAAGAGTTCTTCCTGCTTTGGTTTCTTGTAGTTTGATCTTCCATTTTCACCGCTAGCAAATCGTTTAAAGGCATATTCCTTGGCAAGCAATGGATTGATTGCTTCAAGGAAGTTGTACATGTTTGTTCCGTGGCCACAATTATGGCAACGGAAAAAGAAGTCGTTGCCCTTCTGGTAGAAATACCCACGGGCAATATTCTTACGCTTTTTGGAATCCCCACAGAACGGACATCGACAATTGGCAAGATTATCCTTCTTCCACTTGAACTTCTTCAAGTGTTCTGAAGCAATGTTGATAAACACCTTGTCGATATATGCGCTCATATAGTCCAATCACTCACTTTGACTAGTTTGGGAATCTCACGCGGAGCATAGCCCTGTCCGTATCCATCAGGATTATTCTGATTGGAATCGGCAATGCCATCTTGCTCATCTCGCTTGACATCATACAGCTTCATCTTGGAGCGGTCAATACCTACTACAAACTTTTTATTTACAGTTGCACTGTTGTAGCGGTTCTTGAGTTGCTTGACTAGAATCTGCCCAGTCTGCTCTAGATCCTCTGTGCTGATAAGAGCAACAAAGAAGTCTGCTGTGGCGGGAAGACCAAACGACTCCGAAGTATCTTCTAGACCGAAATCGCTGTTTGCAAATCCAGTTCGATTGACCTGGGTGGCTGAGAAGATTGGTACATTGTACTCTACTGCTAGACCACGAAGTTCTTCTGCGACAGACTTGATATAGAAATAGCTGTTTGTGTTTGCATTCTGCTTGATTCTTGCAGAAGCACAGATATTGATATAGTCAACGAAGATGACATCAGGAACAAAACGCTTCTTGATTTTAAGTTCATCAAGAAGGTGCTTGAAGTTAGCAACCGATGCGCTGGCAGTTGGATATTCCTTAATAATCAACTTGCCATGAACCTTACTCTTTAGTTGCTCCATCTTCTTGTCGTAGATTGTCTTTGGAAGATCCTTGAGATTATCCAAGGTGATGTCTAGAAGATTCGCATCAATTCGCTCTGCGATTCTTTCTTCTGCCATTTCGCATGTGATGTACAGAACATTCAGATTCTGGACAAGACAATTCGCTGCGTGGTGGCAGAGGAATAGAGACTTACCCACACCAGTACCAGCCATGATGATGTTAAGAGTCTTTGATGGGACTCCACCACCAGTGATGGCGTTGAAGAATTCAAGATCGAACGGAATACGCTTTTCTATCTGATGATAGAACTCAAAGCGTCGATCAGCATCATCAATGTAGTCGTGACCAATATGGTTGTCAAATGACACAGACAGAGCATTAGAAAGAATACTAGGAATTGCGTTCTTTGTGTGCGTCTTTGATTTTCCGTCGAGAATATGAATAGAATCCATAATAGCATTATAGACTGCCTTATCCTTTACATGATTCTCAGTCTGCTCAATGAGCCAAGTGAGATCTGTTTGT